GCTGCCGTTCCAGTTCCTATAACAGTTTCTCCAGCAGAATTATTTCAATATTTAACTGAGGTAAAAGGACTTTCTAAAAATCATTCTTTAGGAATAATAAATAATATAAGACATGAAAGTGGGTTTGAATTTGGGGCTCATAATCCTGATGATTTAGGTAAACCTTCTTCTGGATTATTTCAACACCGAGGTTCTAGAAGAGATTCTTTAGTAGAGTTTGCTGGAGGAGGAGACGAATGGAGTAAAGATTGGAGAACTCAAATAGATTATATGATGACTGAAAACGATACTAAAAAATATTTAAAGAAGACTTTTAATACTCCTGACGAGGCATCAAGTTGGTTTACTGAATTTTGGGAAAGACCAGATAAGGCAAAGAAAAAAGCAAAGGATAGACTTACAACTTTACCTAATATTATTGATTCTGTTTCTAAACCTGTTGTATATCCTAATTTATTAAAGGAAGTAACTATAACACCTGAGACACAATCGGAACAATATGAACAAGAAACTACTAAGAATATACAAAATTTAGTAAATACATACCCTCCAGAATCGTATGCCCCTAAATTTTCTACACAAGTTAATATGCCTTCACCATTAATTACACAACAAAGAAAAGGTGGGTATAAAACTGGGGATATAAATGAATTTGCTACTAGGTATCCAAAGAAAAAAGAAATGATAAATACACCTTTTTTAGAAAATATACAAGAATTTGGGGATAATATTTCTACTATATTTAAACCTAAAACATATAAAAAAGGACATTTGACACTTAGGGGAAAATTAAATGAGCCTAAAATTGATATTGGTTGGAATCCTAATTTACGTACAACTCCATTTGGAGGACCTACATTTAGTAAACCATCTTATAGTGGAAATATTAGTGCAGATCTTAGATTACGTAAAAATCTTTCTCTTTATGGAAATGTAAATTATAATAGTGCAGCACGGCCCGAGTATAGAGCTGGATTAAGATTTAGATTTAAAAGAGGTGGATATAAATCAAAAGTTTGCTGGTAAGTGTTATATAATAATATAGAGATCAAAAAACTAATACCTATAAAAAATATCAATATAAATACTTATTTTTGTAACTTAAAACAATAAATATATGGACACAAATGAAAAAATTCAATTAGATGACATCACATTAGATGATGTTATTAGTGGTGAAGGAGTAGCCACAGAAGAAATAGCTCCAGCTCAGGAAGATGAAAAGAAAGTTGAATCTCCTGAAGAAAGTAAATTAGATGAAGAAGAATCTGAATCTAATGAAGATAGTGTAGAAGAGGAAGAGGAAGAGGAAGAGGAGGAAATAAAGGATGAAGAAGATAAAGAAGATGAAAAATCTTCTGAAGAAGATACAGTTGTTGGAGAAATTTTGAATAATTTAGGGTATGAATTAGATGGAAAATATGAAGATACCTCTGAAGGATTAACTAATTTAACAAAAGATGTAGCTTCTAAAATGGCTGATGACAGAATCGATGAAGTTTTAGAAAATTTTCCATTAGTAAAAAAACATTTAAACTATGTTTTATCTGGAGGAGAATCTGAAAATTTTATGCAAGCTTATGATCCTAATTTGGATTATACTAAGATAGAAATTGCAGAAGATGATGTTCGTAGTCAAAAGTCAATTTTATCAGACTATTTCTCTGCAAAAGGGCATGATAAAGAGTTTATTGATGAAATGCTCGGAGATTATGAAGACTCTGGTAAATTACACTCTAAGGCAGATGCTGCAAGGCAAGCTTTAGGAAAAGTACAAACACAAGAAAGAGAACAATTAGTAGAAAAACAAAAAGAACAAATGCAGGAACAACAAACACAACAAACTAGATTTTGGGAGGGAGTAGCAGAGACTATTGAAACTTCTAAAGAATTTGCTGGATTACATGTGCCTGAAAGAGAAAAGTCAAAGTTTTTTAACTATCTTTCTAAACCCGTAACTCGTGAGGGTTACACACAAAGAGATATAGATCATTCGGAGGCTGAAATGGAAACTAAATTGGCTATAGATTATTTAATGTACAAAGGATTTAATCTAGACCAAATTATTAACACTAAAGCTAAAACAAAAGCATCTAAATCCCTGAGAGAAAAGATTTCTAAAAATGAAGAGACTGTTAAAAGTGCTCGCAGAAAAAGTAGAAGAAGTAAGAATGTAGATTTAGATGATCTTGATCTTAGTATTTAAGTAACTAAAATATCCCCAGAATAACGGGAGATCGGGGCCCATAAAAATAATTAGATATGCCAGATGGAACAAATATAAGCGTCCAAAAGACGTTTTACAATGATTCGCAGATGACTGATATGAACAGTCTCTCGAATGCGTTATTGTCTAAACCTACTGAGCTGTCTCCAATTATTACTCATTTAGCAGGAAAAGATGACAAGAGATTTCCTTTATCTTTCTTAACAGAAGGTGTTGGTAATACTAAATCTATTGATCGCTTGGAGTATGAATATCGTGTGGCAACACATAGATTGAGGACGAGACCAGTTTCAGTAGCAGGACCAACAGGCGCAGCAATAGGTCAAGGAGGAGCAGCTTTTGAGTTGGAATTTCCTGACAAACATTTTGTATTTCCGTACGTATTAGTATCTCAAGCAGGTACTCAAGCACGTATTATGAAAGAACCAGAACAAGTATCTGGGGGAACTTCTTGGAAATATACATTACAATTAGTTAACCCAGCACCTGCAACAGTTTGTGCAGCTGCTGATTGTGTGGCAGGAGCGCTTTGGGCGCAAATGTATGCACCAGTAGGAGTAGACTTCTCTAGAGGTAATGCTTCAAACTGGGAAACTCCAGGAAAAGTAAGAAACAAACTAACTACAGTTAGAAAGTCTTACCACATGTCTGGAAACGCTAAAGATTTTGTAGCTGAATTTTCTCTACCAACTAAAGGTGGATCAACTACTAAACTTTGGATGGACTATGAAGAGTATTTACATATGCTTGACTTTAAAGAAGAGTGTGAGATGTATTACTGGTATGGAGAAAAATCATATGATCAGAATGGACATACTTATATGAAAGATGAGAATGGACAACCTGTAATCATAGGTCCTGGTCTTTTAGAGCAAATTGTCAATACTGACACTTACTCTACAATGACTGAAGCAAAACTAAAAAACATCATCGGTGACTTATTCTACGGAATGACTGATGCTGCTAAAAAACAAGTAACCCTTTATACTGGTACTGGTGGTGCTAGAGAATTTGATGAAGCTCTTAAAAATCATTTCGGAGGTCAAACAAACACATGGATGACTACAGGAGATCACAAATTTATCACAGGTTCTGGTAGATCATTAGGTTTAACTGGTTACTTTAATTCGTATGAGCATATTGATGGACATAGTGTGAATGTTGTAAAACTTCCTATGTTTGATCATGGTGCAGTTGCACAAGCTCGTTCGAAACACCCAACAACTGGGTATTCACTTGAATCTTATAGAATGGTATTTGTTGATCAATCAAATTATGATGGTCAAAACAATTTACAAATGATCTCGAAAAAAGGTCGTGAGTCTATGAGATGGTGTGTAGCTGGTTCAGTAGTTCCTAGAGGATTTGATTCAACTTCCGCTAGAGCTTCTGATGTTGATGGTGCGTCTGTACATATGTTGAAAACTGCAGGTATCGCTCTTAAGAGATTTGATACTTCAATAGACATCACTTGTACAGCATCTTAATTTGGCATTAATTTGCGTCTATATATTGGTTTTTGATTAAGGTTGTGGGGGAGCAATCCCCCCAGCTTTAATTTTAAATATAGGAGAGTTATTCTTTCCACCCTATGAACAATTATTAACTAAAAAAAGAACTGAAATTATGAGTAAAAAAGTTTTTCTTAGGCAAAAAGAGTTATTAAACCATTTGCCTAAAGCAGTAAGAGCTGAAGCAGTAATGCGAATCAGTAGTGTTTATGTAAATAGACAACCTCTGAAGGGTTTCGATCCTGAAGATGAAAAAAAGTATATGCAAGAAGTATTAGATGTTAGTCCTGATCATGGTGATTGGCCTAGACATTCTAAACAATTCTGGGCAGAACTTACAATTCCTGTAGGTTTTACAGGAGTAGAACTTGAAATTGGTAAGGATGATAATGGAAAACCTTTAAGTATTATGGATTATATTAAATATAATTTTGCACTTAGGCACCCACATGTAGCTCTTACTAAAGAAGAGATGAATAAGGATTATAGTAAAAGATTCTATATTCAAGATCTTTCAAGAGAAGATAAAGTTAAAAATAACTCTATTCAATTTAAGAAAGATGCAGATAAAGAATTTATTAAAGCTTCGTCTAATCCAAAATCTATGAAGAGAATATTACGACTTATGTCTGATGTTAACCCTGATAGAATGACTAGTGAGCAAATTGAAAATGCGCTTTACGAAATCAAAAATACAAGTCCTAAGAAGTTTATTAGGGTTGCTATAGATAAAAATTTAGAATTAAAAGCAGAAATTGAAGAAATGGTTTCAGCTGGAGTTCTAAGAAAGATTGGAAATCAAGTTATCTTTATTGATGAAGTACTTGGTGATACAATTGATGATGCTGTAGTACATCTTAAAGATAAAAAGAATTCTGGGAAATTAACAATTTTAAGAGCAAAACTTAAAGAGTTATCATTAGTATAGTATGAATGTACAGCAAATGCATTTAGCAATTCAGCAAGGAGTGGATAAAATTAATTCACTCCAAGCTGATATGCTTTTATCTGAAGAAATTGATATTGAATTAAATAAGTCTCAAATTAGATTTATTAATACCAAATATGGTAAGAATAATAAATATCAAAAAGGATTTGAAGAAAGTCAAAAAAGAATTGATGATATTCGTACAATAGTAACAGAGTATAAAGCTCCTACAACATATAAAGAACGATACGATTCCAATTTTTGG